TGCCATCCGTAATTGCTGCCGCTGTTACCTTGCGCCCTGATGTATCGCCATCCTGTGGTGCGCCAAAAGACAAAGACGTAGAATTGCCAAGCGTGTATGTGCTTGTCGCCTCTGTGTATGTCGTTACTTCCTGTGAGGTAATGTCAATGCGATCCGCTTCGGTGTCCAGCTTGGTCAGCGCAGCGTCTAGCACATAATCTGATATGGTTGCCATGTTAGTCTCCTAGAATGTGTTTACTTGCATACGCAAGCCTGAACCACCAAATTTAGCTTTTTCATTGTTTCCGTTTATACCATCAATCGCACTTTGGTACAACGATGCCCAAACTGTCGTGCGCTGATCGTCAACTAAGTAAGGCGCTGAATGCATCAATGCACCATACAAATACGCATCTGGAAAGTATTGCAAAATCCAGTTTGAAGTGTTGCTGTCATCCAGTGGAGTTGTGCGTGCGTAGTAATATAGCTCACCTGTGTAGGCGCTGTCTGGCGTAGGCCAAACTTCAAGCTGGCCTGCAATCACAGAGTAATACTTTGGTCTACCTGTCGTATCCGCACCGCCTCTGCGGTAAGACTGAAGCGCTAATGGCGTGACTAGCTCAATCGGGCGCTCGTCAACATCCAAGTGAAAGCGTACAGCTTCCATAAAGCCACTAGGTAGCTGCGTGTATCTTGCGTCAATAGACGCTGTGCTGCGCTCTTCCATACGCCAGTGACGAACCTTGCGATCCATGTCAGCCTCTGCAAGACTGATGAAATCAGGAATAACACTCGTAAGATCATCGCGGTTTAGCCAGTTGGCGATTGCGGTCTTTAGTTCTGCGTAGGTTGTAATAGCCATTACCACTTAACCTTATCTGCCCAATATGCGGCGCTCATCTTGCCCTTGGCAATGTTTTTAGCGTGCCTTGCCTTAAACGACTTAGCACGCTTTGTCATAGTCTTATCGCCCGTCTTGCCCTGCTGACCAAAGCGAATTGTTTTAACCTGATCGCCCTCTTTCGCCACAACTACGTGTGACTTGGTTTTATGGCTTGGAGTGCGCTTGGGTTTATTATAACCCGATACTCCAGCGCGGGCGAGGCGGGGGTCTTTAGACATTACATCCCCATCGTTGCTGGGTTAATACCCATAGAACTCAAGTACCGCGCATAGCCGCGACGATAGTTTGCTGGATCAACATATAGATCAGCGCCTGACATTGCTGCGCGCTCTGCATCAACAAACTCACGGAATGACATAATGCCTTGCGGCATGGATGGCGCAGCAGGCGACATGCCTGACGGATAGGGTGCTTTAGTCGAATAACCTTGGCGACGAGTGTAATCTCCATCGTAATCTGGGGTTATGTTTGGCTGATCGTAAAACTCAGCACCATGTGTTCTTAGCGGAACTGCTTGATTGCCAACTCTTGGAAGTGGCATATCAGGCGCTCCAGCCGCTTGGCGCATCAGCGACGGGGGCATAAGAGAAGCATAATCAGCTTCACTCATATTATTAGAGTATTCGCTATTTGGATACTTAGCCATTTCTATTAACTTTTTTTCTGCAATGTAGCTAGGCATGTCAGCGCCTCTGTAGCCCTCTGCAACACTTCTATTAAATAGCTGCTGAAAAGCACTGTTTTGTATTGCGTCATCACCCAAAGTTCCGCGTCTAGACGACCCTTCACTCAATGTCGTCATAGGCAGCAACTCAGGAGGCATATCCGCAGAACCTGTTAGCTCTCTAGCTGTTGCACCCGCAAACTCGCCACCCTGACCAATGTTGTATACGTCTGGGTTTACGACTTGATCCATCACAATCTGCTCTTTTTGCGCTTCAGAAAGCAAACCTTCTGGGCGCAGCTTTGGCCTAAGCATCTCGCGCGCAGATGTACGTGCTGCAATCTCTTCTATCTTATCCTGCGCCTCAAGCGGCTTAGCAAAAAGATTACCTAAAGCAGACAGCAAGCCGCCGCCCTCGAAGCGATCCCCAGATGCGCCAGCGCCACCACCGTCTAGCATATCCATCAAGCCAGTAAAACGCTTGCCTGCGCCATTTCTGCCACCGCTTAACGCGTTCAACGCGCCTAAGCCAGCGAGTAATCCTAGTGCTGCTCCTGCTTTCATTTCTTTTTACCTTTTTTGCTTTTGCTCAGCTTCTTCAAGTCTGCGCCAGTAATTTTCTTGCGTGGTGGAGCCACTGCGGCTAACTTTTTTGCTTTGGGCTATATTTAGAATACGGCATTAGGACTTCACCTGCTTTTCCCATTCATAACACTTAACCTGCTTAATTGTATACGTTGGATATTTCACCTGCAAAGATGGAACTCCATTCTGCATAAAATCAGCAATGCATTCATTCTCATCGACATACGCAGGACCACCGACTGCAAAGCAGTAATTCTGAGCGCACAAGAGAACAAACGCGGTAAACATTACATCACTTCTTACCCTTCTTTTTGGCTGTTTTAGCAGCCGCTTTAAACGCCTTGGCAGTCGGCGCACCCTTACTTCCAGCCTTGCGCATCTTTTCGCCGCTTCCAGCCGCAATCCGCTTACGCTTAGCGTGGATGTTGGCATAAAGACCCTTCGTCATTAGTTTTTGTGCTTTATCTTGTATGGTTTTTGTTTACTCACACCACCGCCCTGAAAGCGGTCACGAATGTAAGTAGTGCGTGATTTCGCCCCACTTCTTACAGTATTCGTATCAGTGTAAGCTCCCATATTTGGCCCAAACCCAATGTCACTTTTTACAGTAGACGCCCCGCTGCGCCCTGAGTATTTTTTCTTCTGACACTTCCCAGCGCGCTTACACGCTGCAGGTGTCGGGCAAGTTTTACATAAAGCCATAGCTAACTCCTTTTGCTGCAAACGTATCACATTACGCTATTCCACGCAAATTCCTTCTAATTTCGCCCCGCCAGCTAGAGAATGACCCAGACAAAGCAGTCGCAGCATCAGAAGCCATCGTCAAACACAGCGCATCAGCCAAGTCAGGAGAGGCCAAGCCACGCTTGCGCATCTCATCCTTACTTTCAGCTTTCATTTTGCCTGAACTGGTAAAGCTATAGCGAATGCTGGTTAGCTCTGCGATAAGCTGGTCATTCTTCGGTAGCTTGCAAGAACGATCCTCAAGCCAACCTTTAGTCTTAAACCAAAGCTCACTCCGCAGATTAAGATAAGTATCGCCCATGCTTGGCGCTTCAGCTACATTCACGCCGCGTACAGGCAGGCCAATCTCACGCAGGCGGTCCACTACACCTGAGCCTACGCCAATGCTATCGACAAGTATCTGCGTTGGCTGTCTGCTAGGCGGTAACGCCTCATACTCAGCAACAACACGGCCTACAGTCTGCATCAAGTCCAGCCCAGACCAAGCCCTAAGCTCAGTTACAATCGGACCCTGACGCTTACACAGCGCAGTCTTATCCTGCCCAAAGCGCGCTACGTCCAACCCCCAGACCGACTTGGTATCCTCATCAATCTGCACATCGCGGTGCGTGGCATTCTCCACAAGATGAAACGGGATAATCGTGTCATCGTCAGCAAGCGGAAACTCGCCCAGCACACGAATGCGAAACGCATTGCTCTCCTCGCCATACCTGAGCCGCATCTCTTCAACAAACTCATCGCTCACCAAAGGGCTATCCACGCATGACCAACGGCGTGTCCACCAGCTATCTGCCATGCGCGTTTGGCTCTCGAAAAACGTACCACTGCTTCGCGTGGGGTTGCTCAGCATAATCGTCGTCGCGTTATGACCCGACATAGAGCCAGCCGCAGCCTCAAATACCTGCTCAGGTACACCAGAAGCCTCATCCACCACCAACATAACATGCTCAGAGTGAACCCCAGCCAAGGCTTCAGGCGTTTCTGCCCTACTGGTACGTGCCGAAATAAACATCTCAGCAGGCGCAGAAGTGTGCTCAACGCGATCCGACTTAACGTTAAGTATGCTCTGCAACCCTTCAGGCAACTCGTTTATCCAACGCTTTAGCTCCGCAAACAAGGCATCAAAAAGCTGACTAGAAGTTGGCGCAGTTACAACAACTTTATTCGGGTAATGCATCAAAAAATACCATAGCATTGCCCATGATGCTGCTGTAGACTTACCAGTACCATGACCCGACCGAATGCTAATCTTGCGTTCGCCAGACGCAATCGCTTCCAGAAATTCTGCCTGATACGGCAATGGCTCTACGCCAAGCACTTCCTGCACAAATAAAGCAGGCTTCTTGCCGTACCGCTCAACAAACTGCAGCATTGTGCTGTGGTTGTCGTCACTCATGGTCAATTACCTTAGCCTTACGCAGCGCATCCAAATGCAAGTCACCAATGTTGATCTGAATGTTCTGCTGATTGCCGCTACCATAGCGCGCTTTATTAAAACTGGCAGCAATAAAATTGCGCTGGTGGGCTAAGCCCTTGGCAATGCCAATATCAACCTGACTGACGTACTGCAGGTTTTTATCCACAGCCTCATTATCAGGATTGCGTGCAGCCGCCTTCTCATCAGCACGCTCTTCCTTTAGCTCAACTAACTCCTGAAGCGCTAAAGCAGCCTGCACATCAGCAACCTCAGCTTCAACCTCTTTTATCGCCCTGCCATACTCTTCGTTCTTCATAAGGTTGCGCTGCAAATAACCACGATCCAACCCAAGCTCTTTTGCAATCATTGGAATGGTTTTACCCGAAAGCAATTCCTGCTGCAGGGCTTCAGGGCCACCCCTTCTATCAAGGACTGCAAGAGCAGCTTTCAACTTAGGCTTACCAGCCATACATAACTCCTAAACTAGCCTCGCGTGTACTGTACTAATACTAATAATAATACCTATAGGTATTTTATTATTATTATTAGTACCAGCATTG